TGTTAAGCAGCTGATACAGAAAAATGATGATCTTATTTTAGAAATTAAACAAATAGAAAAATGATAGAATTAATTAAACAAATAATTAAACAAGACGGGCTTGCAGAAAAAAACCGAAAGCGTGAAGTAATACATAGAAAAATTTATTTATTTAATGCTCTTAGAAAAGAGGGCTATACTTTAAAAAAAATTGGAAGTTTATTTAATATGGATCATGCTTCAGTTTTACACGGTTTAAAGACTTATCAAAATTTAACTGATGTTAATGACAAACAGCTAAGAATTGATAATGAATATTATGAACTACTTTTAAATTTGCAAGCTCCAAAACTTATAGAATATAATTTAAAAAGTGAAATTAAAGAAGCAAAAAATTTAGTTGACTTGCGAAAAATACAATCAAAAATAAAAAATAATTTTTACTAGTTGTTATTTAATACAATTTTTGTTTATATTTGCATATATTATTAATTTTAAAATTTAACTATGAACATATTAGAAAAAGCAAATAACATTGTTTATTTGCGAAGTGAAGAAAAAGATCGAATGTATGGGGATTTTCATACTTGCATGCAAAAAACGGCAAATATTGCTTCAGAGATGTCAAATAAAGTTATAACTATAAAAGACTGCTATAATATTTTAATTGCTTTAAAATTAGCTAGGCAAGCAAACGCTCATAAAGAAGATAACTTACTAGATGCAATTGCTTATATGGCTTCTTTAAATGATTTAAACGATTTAAATAATTTGTATGAGTAATTTTGAGCAGATGTATTCAACAGTAATGTCAACTTGTATGAAAACAGGAATTAGAGTAAATGGCAGAAACGGTAGAGTGCGTCAAATAACCGCGGCTCAAATTAGAGCTAATTTAAATGATGGATTCCCGGTAGTTACTGGAAAGCAAATATTTCCAAGATCTTGTTTTGTTGAAACTGAGTGGCTATTGTCAGGTCAATCTAATATAAAATTTTTAAATGATAACAAGGTACATATTTGGGATCAATGGGCAGATGATAATGGTAATTTAGGACCTGTCTATGGCTATCAATTAAATAATTTTAATGGAATTAATCAAATAACAAATATTTTAAATGACTTTAAGTTAAATAAGCATTCAAGAAGATTGTTATTTACAATGTGGAATCCTAGTGAATTACAAGATATGTCTTTGCCCCCTTGCCATTATGCTTTTCAATTTGTTATTGCTAATGATATGGTTGATGTTGTTGTATCAATGCGATCTTTAGATTTGTTTATAGGGCTACCGTATGATATGGTAATGTATTCCTCAATTTTATGCTCTTTTGCAAATGAGTTTAATTTAAAAGCAAATGAGGTTATTATAAATGCTGCTAATGCTCACGTTTATGAGGAGCATGTAAGTTCTGCCGCTATATATTGCAATAGAAAAAAGTTAAAACTGCCTACATTAATTTCTTGTAGCAATTTTACAAAATTTAAGTTTGATGAAATGAAGATTGAAAACTATGAATACCATTCAAGATTGATTGTTAACGTTATAAAATAAAAAATATGAAACTAATTAATGAATTTGAGCCCGTTAGAATATGGGCAAAAGAAAAAGGAATTTTATCAAAAGGTGATATTAAAACACAATATGTAAAATTTCAAGAAGAAGCCGGGGAACTTGCTAAAGCTATTATAAATAATGATCATAATGAAATAATTGATGCTATTGGTGATTGTGTTGTTGTTTTAACATCAATAGCCCACTTTAATGGTACAAGTATTGAAGACTGCATAAATTCAGCTTATGAGGTTATATCAAAAAGAAACGGACAAATGATTAATGGAACATTTATAAAAGAAAACCTATGAGAACTTATTTAGCTAAGGTTAAAATACCTTCAGAAATTAAAAACGAATCAACAGGATCAATAGGCGAAAAAATATTTGAATTATGGTTTAAATACAATTATGCTGATGAGCCATTGTTTAAACAGTCGGCAGATCGAGACTTTCAAAAAATAGATTTTGCTGATCATAAAGGCTATACTTATCAAGTCAAAGCAACTAAAGCTAAAACATACACATTTAATTGCGATTTAGAGGCCGCTGGGCAATACTTAAACAGTGAGCTATACGTTTTTATCCAATTAGATAAAGAGTATGCTTATATTGAGCCTATTTGTAAAAAAGAAGAAGTCCTTATTAAACTAAAAAAATCATTCATAGAAGATAAAAAATGTTTTTTATATATTAGCGATCTTTTTCAACAAAAATTATTTATATGAGCGGCTGGATTAAATTGCACAGAAAAATTACAGATTGGGAATGGTTTGAAGATAAAAATACTTTTATTGTTTTTATTACTCTTCTTTTAATGGCAAATCATAAAGAAAAAAAGTATAAAGGAATAGTTATAAAGATCGGAACTATTGTAACCGGGAGAGATATTTTAGCTAGACAAACTAAGCTTTCAGTACAACAAATTAGGACTGCATTAAACAAACTAAAATTAACCAACGAAATAACCATTGAAACTAGCCCGCAAGGTACTGTTATTGAGATAGTTAATTATAAAAAATATCAACTAACAACCAACGAAATAACCATTGAACAACCAATAAACAACCATCAAACAACCACTAACAATAATGTAAATAAAGATAATAAAAATATATATAGGCATTTTGGCCATTTATTTATTACTGAAAGCGAGGTAAAAAAATTATTAGAAATTTATAATATTAGCCAAGTTGACAACATTTTAAATGATATTGAAAACTATAAAGGGAATACAAAATATAAAAGTTTATACTTAACAGCCATTAAGTGGCTACAAAAAAACCAACCAACTTCTGAAGGTATTTCGCCTGAAGAATTAAAAGCTAGAAAACATGGACTTATTAAATAATAAAGGATCTGCTCTTGAGTACTTATTAAACTACAGAGATGGAAATATAAAACATGGTTTAGAGATTGGCAACGGTTTAGATGAATTTATAAGGTTTAAACGTAAACAAGTTTGCATAATTTTAGGACACGACAACGTTGGAAAAACTTATTTTATAAATTGGTATTTTTTGACTCTTGCATTAAAGCATAAATTAAAATTTATTATTTGGAGCGGAGAGAATCAGCACGGACAAATTCTTAGAGACTTAGTGCAGATGTATGCAGGTGTAAATTTTAAACAGTTAACTCATGATGAAATTAGAAACTACTCAACTTATTTAGAACAATACTTTACTTTTGTAAAAAATGATCGTTTATATAAGCCTGAAGAACTGTTTAAAATTTTTGAAGAGAGTGAAGCAGACGTTGCACTAATAGATCCATTTACAGGTCTTGACAGAAATATGACTTATGAAGGTAACTACCAATTTATGAATGCAGCTCGACAATTTGTAAACAAAACAGGAATGACAATTTACATAAACACTCATCCAAATACTGAAAGCGGTAGAAGCTCAAATATTTATACTGAAGGAGATTTTAAGGGGCATTTAAAGGCTCCTCTAAAAGATCATATTGAAGGAGGAAAATCTTTTACTAATCGCTGCGATGACATGATTGTTATACATAGGCTAATAAAGCATGATGTAATGAAATTTGTAACATGGGTTTCAACGGAAAAAATAAAGGATGTAGATACCGGGGGGAAACATACAGGATTAAACGATCCAGTTTATTGTGAGTACAATTACGGCTTAGGCTTTACTATTTATGGAAATGATGCAATAAAAAACTATAGACCAAAACACGAAAATAAATTAAAAACAATTTTTTAAAATGGAACTTGACTTATTAAGTAGCAGAATTAATCTTAATCACACTTGTTTAAAATTAAAAGTAAGCATTGAAGACATAAAAAACAAACATCCAAATAGAACGGATTTAATAACTTCTATGCAACAGTCTTTAATAGAAATTACACAGGCAATTTTAGTTTATCAAACTTTAGAAAAAGAATTTAGAGTGACAAGACAAATTAATTTTGATCTTCAGCATTTAAATTTAGAGTTAAAGCAGGATGTAAAAGACTTAAAAAAAATAATAGAGTATAACAATGCAGAACTTTGAAAACAAAAGCTAAAAAATGTTTTAACTGTAAAGAAACATTTACACCATTTAACACTTTACAAAAGTTTTGTTTAAAAAACGAATGTATAAAAGCAATGGTAGAAATACAGAAAGAAAAAGAGTGGTTAAAAAAGAAAAAAAAGTTAATTGAAAATTTAAAGACCTCAAATGATTATTTAAAAATTGCTCAACAGGTTTTTAATAAGTTTATACGTCAAAGAGATGCCGGGTTAAATTGCATTAGTTGCAACAAACCTTGTAAAAAAGAAAACGCAGGACATTATTATTCGCAAGGAGGACATTCTGCGGTAAGGTTTAATGAAGACAATTGCCATTTACAATGTGAGCATTGCAATACTTATTTAAGCGGTAACTTATTGAACTATCAAATAGGTATAAAAGAAAGAATAGGATCGCAAAAATTAATGGAGCTTCAAGCAATTGCACATGAAACAAAAAAGTGGACAAAAGACGAATTAAAAGAATTAATACAGGTTTATAAACAAAAATTAAAGTAATTAAATTTACATTGTTAATAACTTTTTTTAAATTAATTAGATTTATATATAAAAAGGCTGTATATTTAAATATAATTAAAAACAAACAAAAACTAAACAAAATGAAAAATTTCAAAACTTACAACATTTCACAAGAAACATTGGAAAAAGCATTAATTTATATGAAGTCCGAAGAATATTTAGAACAAGACGAAACTATTGAAGATTTGCTATCTTATGCACGTTCAATGGCAGGAAACGATACTTACTTTATTACTGCTAAAATTAATCAATGGGCTAACTCATAAAAAAACAAGGGGTGCGACTTGGTAACGCACATTAATATAAAAACTATGAAAGATTTAAAACAAAAAAAAGAACAGGTGTACCAGCAGACAAAGTTGGCACAAATTTTAAAACCATTTGACAAATTAGAAGCTCTTTTAGATTGGGCTATTTATGAACTACAAAAAAAAGATAAAAAATGAAAAACTTAATTAATTATTTTACGCCAACAACTGACGAACACAAATCGTTTTTAAGGCACTTTTTAGGCACTCTAACGATGTTTATTGTATTGGGTGGTATATTCTATTGTTTAATGTATTTAAAAGCGCTGTAAAATGGAAAATAGAATTTTAGAAATACACCATAGAGAATGGAATTTAAACTACGAGTTTGCAGGTTGGGAATTTTCAATTGCTGGAACTTGGGAATTTAACGACTATGATGAAGTAAGCGAATACGCATTTATTGAACTTGACGTTGAAGTTTCGCAGAAGTGGATAATTGAAACAGACGACCATTTACAACCGCACGTTTTGGGGGTTCGTCTTTTGGAAGATTTACGCCTTGAGATGCAAGAGTTAATAAACGAGGATTTATTACATTACGAGTTTTGGGAATGGAAGGCAAGCAATGATGAAAGCAATTATAATTTTTATAACGAGATATGGTAAACGGAACTATATACGACCAATTAGATTGGTGGCAAAGACAAGATAGGGGGTCTTTTGATTTAGGACTTTATTTAGAAATATGCAGAATAAAAAAAAACGAACAAACTAAATTTAAAGAAATGAAACGATTTAAAGCAACATTTAAAACTTGGGCGTATGTTGGCGCTCCTATGATTATAGAAACACGAATTGTTGAAGCATACGATGTTCAGCACGTTAAAAACTTAATACAAAAGAATGACGATATTATTTTAGAAATTAAACAAATAGAGAAATGAAAAAGAAACATACTGCTATGCAACAAATTATTAATCTTATTAGATTTGATAAAATTTATCTAAACGGTTTGACTATAGATGATTTTGAAGTTCAATTTAAAAGACTTTTAGAGTTAGAAAAAGAGCAAATGAGAAACGCAAGTTGTCCGTACATTGGTGGTTGGGAAGACGATGAATTTGAATATTGGTACAACGAAACATTTAAAAAAACGGAACAATGATAGAACTAATTAAACAAATAATAGAACAAGACGGACTTGCAAAGAAAAACCGAAAACGTGAAATTGTACACCGAAGAATTTATTTATTTAACAAGCTGCGCGAAGACGGACACACACTTAAAAGAATAGGAAGTTTGTTTAATATGAACCACGCTACAATTTTACACGGGTTAAAAACTTACCAGAACTTAACTGATGTAAACGACAAGCAGTTAAAAACGGACACGGAGTATTACGAACTTCTTTTAAGTTTGGAAAAACCACAAGTTAATTTGTACAAAGAAATAAAACAAGCAAAGAATTTAAAAGACTTGCGCGTTATTCAAAGTAGGTTGTTAAATAAATTTTATTAATTCGTGTTTATATTGAAATAATTGTTAAATTTGCAATATGGTTCGGTCTCACGTTATAGGACATAAAAAATTATTAACCCTTGTGAATGAAGCAGAAGTGAGACCCTGCGGATTTTACAGGGGTTTTTTATTAAAAAAAAATTAGTTTATGGAAGGTTGGGTTAAAATACACAGGAAGTTTTTAGATTGGCAATGGTTTAAAAAGCCAGAAGCAGTTCAATTATTTATTTATATGTTGTTAAAGGCAAAT